GTTCGGTTGCCATTGCCTGCTCTTGCTGTTGCTGCTGTTGCTGCCTAGCCTGACGAATCTTCTGTAGCTCTTGTGGCGATCGGATCATTCGAGGGTCGTTGTTCATTAAGTTCGAGTATTTCTCTAACGTAAAATCAATATCAATGTTATCCATCACAGAGGGATCGACCCCAACGAGCCCTCCTGCAAGTTGAAGGGTTCGTTCAATTCCGCTAGTGGCTGCGGCTTGTTGAGCTTGACTGAGCATACTGACGTATTCGATGTCGATGTTCTGTCCTTGGATTTCTGCTGGTGGAGGTGGCAGAACTCCGGCCCGAGACATAATTGCGAAGGTTCGTTCGATGACAGGAGACAGCAACTCGTATTCAATTCTTTCAAGGACTGGTCCAAGCATGACAAGAGCTTCAGAACGTCTAGCGTCAATCTCGGTGGCGGAAACATTGCTTCTGGTTTGGAATTGTGATATGACCTGAAACAGATCGTTGTAAAATGTTCGTCGTATTCGATCACGTACTTCATTGAGGTCCTCGCTTATCTCGCTAATGCCAGGTTTCCAGTTACCGTACACCGGCGCAAAGCCTGCGTTGTTAGCCTGCATCATTCCAGCTACATAAGTGGTTCCACCAGGAAGCAAGGAGGCGGGCTGGTTCTTAAGCTGGATATCAGCAACCATCGGTGGGTTAACAGTCTTATCGATTGCTTGAGCTTTACGTCTAACTTGCTGCTGGAGTTGCTTAATATCCGGCAAAGCATCCATTCCGGGAGATCGGCCGTATGCATCGTTAGAGACAAGGTCCCAACGAACAGCAACGCTAGGACCCTCGTGGAAGCCCCGTTTACGCAAGAACCCCGGCGCATATGCTATTCCCCCTTGTGGACTTGCGCTACCTCCCCATTCCCAGTAAACCTCGACGAACTTGAAGTGCGCTGGAATACCGAACTTCGCTGGATCGTTGTTAGGCTCAATTGCGTGAGCGACAATGATTTCTCGAGTTAACGCAGCTTTCTTTTCATCGTAAAGCGTCTGGACTTGCTTAGAGCAGTTCTCGTAGCCGAATTGACCAACAACCTGATCTACAGTCATTGTGAATTCACGATAGAAAATAACTGGCCTGTAGAACCCATCCATATCAAGATAAAACTCACCAAAGCACGGATTATAGCAATGTATCACGTTGTCGAAGTCTTCGTAGATCAACATGACCGCCGTACCGAATACAACCAGATCGAAGTAAACAATCGCAATTGAATTGTAGAAATTGGATTCTTGAAAGACAAGCATCATCAATCTCTCGCACTCTGATAACCATAAAGAAGTGGGGGAAGTCTGTGTGGAATCTATACGGCCAATCTTTAATCTGAACCAAGGTCGGGTCGGTGATGAAATACCAGACATCATCCCGCTCGCCAAGTTGCGTGCAGCCAGAGTACCAGTTGAATCCAGAATGTGTTGATTGATCGGTGAACCACGAGTCATTTGGTTTGGCGTGATGAGCCACTTATATCTCCGAGGAAGGATGAAGTCAGCTAGTTCGCGAGCGTGGACCCACCAACTATACCTATTAACCCGCAGACCAAGTAACCGCTCGTTCACGTGGCGATGAAGCTCTAAGTCTGTAGAGCTAACAAAGCGATTGTCTATTACTCTCGCTTTCTCAGCCACGGCGACCTCGTCTCTTGGGTAACGCAGGTGTTATCTTGCCTGTGCGAGTGCTTGACTGATCCTGGGGTACAATCAGCCGACCACGATCATGCATATCTGCCATCGTCATCATCAGATGGGCTGGGTCAGGTTGCCACGCACCACCAGTTATGGCTTCGAGTTGCGCAGGGTCGATATTACCTGGTACCTTTGGCATTATCCTAACTTCGCTGATTTCTGGGCTCTTTCACCAGTGGTTGCAGCTGCACCGAGGTATGAAGTAGCCATAACGCCAGCCCTGGCTCTTGCTGCTACTGCTGGCGTTGCGGCCGGAGCAAAGCTTGGTGGCGTTGGCGCTGTTGCTGCTGGAGCAGCTGGAGTTGGCGGTGGAGGCACTGGAGCTACCGGAGGTGCAACTGCGCTAGGAAGCGGGTTAAGTGGCGATCCGGGTGGGTTCGATCCAGCCCCAGGAGGGGTAAATGCTCTTTCTACAAAACCCATTAAGCTACCCTCCTCTCTTCTTGTTCCGGATCAACCATATCGCCATAAATGTTCTCTTTAGCGAATGGATTGTATTCGGATTTGACTAAAGGCTTCCCCGGAACCTCGCCCCCTGCTCCCTGGTGTGCGGCGACAGGCAGAGCGAAGGTTAGCGCAAGAGCGTCGGCAAGGTCCGGGGAATCCAGGCCACGGCGCATCATATCTTCTTTTTTCTCGAGCTGAATCTCATTCTTAATGGTGTAAGTATAAGTCGGTCCCACCAGCTGCGCTTTAAGATCAGCATCAGAAGGAATGGAACCAGATTTGAGCCATTGTCGCATGGCTCCCCACATTTCGGCTCGCTTGTTGGCATAGCGCTCACCTTCATTGCCCCAAGCCCAACCTACGCTTTCGGCTTTTGATCCGAAATTAACGTCGAACACATGAATATGTAATGCTCTAAGCTGATCGACAACGCCGCCGCCCACTCCGCCGCCGTCAACAAAGATTCCATCAACTCTGTATCTGTGGAAGCATTCACTAACTTTCCCCGCAAGCTCGACGGTGGAAGCTCCTCTAAGGCGAATCGGCGCAATGCTACGAGCATCTCTGCCCTTGCGGAACCAGATAACACTTTCGTTCGATCCATACCGAGCAACATCAACCCCTATAACCAAGGCATCACGAGTATCCGAGATTGCTTCACTCTGACACGCTGCTTCAACGGCTTCTGCCGAAATGAACTCCATTTCGCCAGTCCTTGGGAATACCCCTTTGACACGAATGCGTACGAAGTCCGAGTCCTCACCGTACGCATCGATCCATGACTGTAGCTGGTCTTTGTTCGTAAGCGAGACTTCACGGCTATCTACCTGCTTCGTTTTCCATACCTTCGAATGTCTCTGGCCCGGGAAACATTCACGAAATCGTCCAGTATTTCTGGTGGGATTGCCGAATACACACCAGACAATTTCCGTGTTAGCATCCGTAAGTGCCCCTTCAGTAGTCTCCCAGATAATATCTGGGATAGCTGACGCTTCGTCAAATACCACGAGTATCCGTCGCTCCTTATTGTGCAGGCCCGCAAACGCTTCCGTGTTACGTTCTGACCAAGGGACCATATCAATTCGCCATGTACGTTCATGTGCGCTATCCTTCGCGAAGATTGCAGTTGCGGTAAGGCTGAAGAACTCTTTAGCGATGAACATGTGATACCACTTGCCTAGTTCCGCCCAGGTCTTAGTTTTTAATTGCGTTTCAGTGTTGGCGGTGACCACGCCACGAGTATCGGGTTTGGTACTCAGGGCCCACAGAATAATCCAAGATACGAGTGCTGTCTTGCCTATTCCGTGACCCGAGGCCACCGCCAACTGAATGGCTTGATTGATATTGATCAAGCCCTTTCCGATGAGGTCGAGAATCTCCTTCTGCCAAGGTTCCGGGCCTGCGGAAAAATCTCGGAGACGAGAATCCTCTTCACCCCAAGGGAACGCCCCCATGACGAACGCATAGGGGTTTCGCGATACAGAAGCTAGCCAATCGAGTAATTGCTGGTTCATACTGACCTGAGCTTCGGTAGATTGAACGACGGTGCTTCTGGTGCAACTATGTTCATTGATGGGAGCTGGATTGGCTCCCAATCTGGCATTTTCGGTGTTGGCTTCTGTGCGGGCTCTGGTTCGACTGATGGCTCGCCTCGTGAGCGGTGCCACTTAACTTCAGGCCTCCCACGAGACACATTTGCGGCCCCAGAGCCTTCTACTTTAACTCCCCACTCGTTTACGAAGTCCATACTGGTTACATTCTCGACAGTACCGAATTTAGCCTTCGCAGCTGGCGTTAAGTTGCCCCAAATAGCAGCTTTTGCCCATGCATCGCCTTTTTGTCGACCTTCGCCTGTAGAACGCATGTTTTGCCAAGCTGGAGCGCTAGGATTAGCCATATGTGCTGCATAACCGCCTTCACCTTGCTGATGGATCAGGTAAAGGTCTGTCAGCGTTGGTTCTCGCTTGTAGAGATTCTTAAATGAGAGCCGCTCTTTGGCAATCTTGTTTGCCGCAGCCATTGTGTTCTGTTCGGGATCGTAAATCGAGCCTGTACCGCCGTTATTGCGAAATTCGCGATCAGAAAGCTGGAACAGGCCTTTGTATGACCCTGTTCTAGCGCTTGCGTTACCACCAGACTCAATTCGCATGATCTTTCGCATCCAAGTCGGGTCAACGCCAACCCTGGCTGAATGTTTTTCGATATAGTCGTCCCAAGCGGGCATTATTTGTTCTCGTCTGGGCTAAGTTCCTTGGCCACCTTGCCAACTCCGGCAACGCCTAGCAGGGTTGCAAGCAGGTCGTTGATGCTATGGTGGAGCTTAGGGTCGAACTTTGCGGTAGGATGTCGGACTATTTTTGGGTCAATAACTACAACTTGATTTTGTGGCCCACCACCAACATCGTGGATATTCTTGACTACAACTAAGTCGTGACCCTTAGCCCTAGCTCCTTCGAGGATGCCGTGCATCTCGTCTTCGTCGTAATGTCTACCCCTAAGATCAACCACGGCTGGTTTCTTCGGCGAGGCTACATATTCGACAACATCACCACCGCTATGCTTGTAGTGCCTAGCTACCATTGGGTCCTCAGCGAAGAACTGGCCTTTTTCGAATTCCTTCTTCGACGGGTCAGAAATAGTTCTTCGCTCTAGTATTTCTTGTTCAGATCGCCTACCACCTTTGTATATTGGGTACTCAGGGTTATAGCCAAGTTTTCGCGCTGCTTCCATCTTCTCGGTTGGGATCGCAGCGCCGCCAGTATATTTGTTCTGAAGGGCTTGCCAATTGACTGGCTGAAATTCACGAGGGCCTTTAACGGCGTGGCGTTCAGCAAATTCGTCTGCGATACGATAAATATTACGTACACCTTTGTTCGCGATCTCGTGCATGCTCGGTTTGATGTTCTGCTGAATCCATTCACCAGCGGCCATTTCTTCTTTGGAGAATTCGGGCTTAACGCCTTTCTTAGCCCACTCTGCTGCTTTCACATTCTTCTTGGCCCATTCTGATGTCAATTCCTTCAACGACTTTTGGGTCTGCGTTGGCCCCGCCATAGCGCCAAGAGGCATAGCTTTCTCTGACTCTTCAATATCGCTGGTCGGTATAGCTCGCTTCGGCAACATCGCCGCAAAGCGTTGCCTAGCGCCACTTTCCCTGCCCAGCCTAAGCATCCAATCTTCCTCTGGGTATTCTGGAACAGTTGGCATTATCTAGCTTCTGCTTCTTTGCCGAACGTGTGTTGCGTTCCATCAGGTGCAGTTGCTTCCACGCTCATGCCACTAATATCCGATGTCCAACCAAAGCTCTTGAATAGCTTTTTGAGGTTAGCTAACGACATAGCACCCTGTGCATATTGCGATGTTGCTTCCTCGAGTTGCGCCCTATGTTGCTCTATCATCTGAGCCGGAGCTGGTCTGCCAATGCCAGATACATCAACTCCGCCAACCTGGGTCGCTGTTCCGCCTCTCGCAGCCAATCCCATACCTGCGGCCCGCTCCATTTCCGCTAGCGCTGACTCTGGTTGACCTCGGCGTTGCATATCCATCGCGAGCTTTTCGCCTCGCTTGCGCATCTTGCCGGTGGACCAGCCGTTAGCCGGATAGTCGAACCTTGTAGCCATCAGTGAAAGACCCTTCCCAATCCTCCGATAAGCTCACTGGCGATCCAGAACGCAATTGCTGCCCAACCGAAGTTCCATCGCCCTTGCCCTTCCATGATGCAAGCTGCGATCACTGCAAACACGAACGCAAAACACAACAGTATCAATCCTATGTTCTGCATTGCTTCCTCCCTTCTATGTGTACGCTATCCATTCTCCACACCAATCGTCTAATCGAACTTTCGCCCATGTGTTGTTGGTAATTGATGGTGGACTGCGATGGCATTCGTGGTAATCACCTGGATCGGCTCCTTTCGTAATCCTGAATTTACAGTTCTCACATGTCTCGGCTACTGGCGGGTTCCCTGGTTGTTTGATCGCTTCCGCCACTAGAATCTCCTAAGAAAACCCCGATCTGGCGGCTTGGTGACTGCGGTCAACTGTGGTGGTTGAACCAATTTCAAGTCACCAGACCGGGGCAAGTCGGGACGAGCCAGTCCCTTATCGCTGCGTTCAATTGCTCTGTCGAGCATTGCCGCAAAGTCTACGCTGATGTTGGCCTGCAAGCTTCGTTTTGATAAGCCAACTCTGTCAGCGGCATCACGAGCTATACTTAGAAGCTCTCTGATGCTCATTTCGTCGTTTTCATCGTCGTCTAGCTTGTCTGCGATCTTGCGTTCGGCTTTCATGCCGTTAGAGAGAATTAACGCATTATATGTGCTGATCTGATCTCGCGTTATATCGTCTTTAACCTGAGCGTAACCAGCAACGAGTTCTTTAAATGTGGGGTTATTGTAATGAACGCTGACCCTGGATATGCTATAGCCCATCGTCTCGGCTACTTCACCGACACGCATACCCATCGCGAATAGCCTCGCCATTTCGTGATGGGAGTCTCTGTATCTTTTAATTGGAGGTTCTCGACCCTGTTTGAATCCCTTCAGGTCGAGTTCGGTCAGCTCACGAACATGCGTGACTTGAGGCCGGTGCGGCGGTCGGCCGGGACCGGGCATATTGCGCCCCATTTTATGGTACCATTATACCACAAAACCTCATCATTGTCAAGCAAAATCTTCACAAGTGTTTACAACTCCAAAAGAGTTTTAGGTATGGGTGTATGAAATACGTAGTATGGGTGTATGATTTTGGAGAAAATGCGGGGATGGGGTTTGGGCCGCGCAGAAAGTAAAAGTTTTGCCCCCCGGTGGAGTGCCGGGGGGCGCCGTCGCTTCTAGCTGTGGCTAGGCTGTGGTCAGCGTTCGGTTGACAGGCCGTCGTGATTGTCAGCAATGAACTTGCGGATTGCATCGCTGGCGGTTAACAGCCGTTCCCACTGGTTAGCGTACAGGGTAACAGGGAATCGGCTGTGGATGCCGTACACGCTAACAGCGCCTTTCTCGCTGACCTTGAAGCGAACCTTATTCTTCGCTGCTTCCAGCTCCCGCACCTTGGCGATAAGCTGGTCGTGTGACATGCTGGTCAGGTCTTGAAGGGTAGTCATGTGTACACCTCGAAACCGATCGGCTAATTCCGACCGTGGCCAAATCGTAGCCGATCGCCGAAAAATTGTCAAATCAACTTTTCGTGATCGAGTTTTCACGTTTCGTTCCAAAACAGCCTGGGGAGGTCACTGGCGCTCGCATTGGCGTTGGCCGCTAGGGATGTACATGACCGCAACGCAAACTTCGCCAGTGGCCTCGGTAATGGCTTGGCGGGGCTATCGGCTGGCGACCAATGCTCGGGTTTCGGCGTTGGGTTTCCCTCATAACGCCTAGTCAATCCTAACTCGCTAGTCTCACAGAGGGGGTGGCATGTGGGGTAGATGTATAGTAAC